AAAACTGCCTCGTCCTTCCAATCTGATTGACGGGCTTCTAAAAGTTTTCCTTGGTAAGCTTCAGTCCCATCGGCCATTTTTGATGCATGCATAAGCTGTGCGTCTGACATTGCCATTTTAGTCTTCTGCTTGTTAGCGTAAATTTTACTACCAGCAGAGACGGCTAATTTTATTGCCGAAAACCACATACTAATACCAGGTTACGTCTTTTTGTTTTCTTGCAGCACCAGTTCCTTTAACCGGATTAGTATCGCCTTTAGCAATTTTGTTTTGTCCTCTAAAACTTTTCTCTGATTTAGGGTCAACAATCTTTACTTGTTCTGGCATTACTATTTTTTTGCCGCCTGTTTTGTAATTCATCATAATATAATCCTTTTATCTGTTTGGTTTCATGTTTGCAAGTTCAAATCTAGCATCATTTGCTATTTCTTGCTTCTCTAATGATGTATCAGCACGTAATTCTGCTAAATCTTCGTTCTGTTGCATCTTTTGTTGATCAGATTGTTGTGCTTGAAGTAGTTTTGCTCTATCAAGTTCTTGTTTTGCAGTTGCTTCTCCCTGTTTACGTTCATTCTCCATTGCTTTTAAATCAACCTCTCTTGATTTTAGTTTTAATAAAGGATCAGAATCAAATTGTGATGTAATTTCTTTTTCTTCCTTCATAAAGTCACCTGTCATCTCTGCAATCAAAACAGCTTTTCTAGCTTCGATACCTTGAGTCATCTCAGCCATTTGTTGTTGTGCTTGAGGGTTAACTGCTGCTTGTTGTGCAAGTTGTTGTAACTGCATCATCTGTTCTCTGTACTCTAATTGAACTTGTTCAGTTGCCATTAAACTAATGTGCTCTAAAATATTTTTTTGTATCGCTGCCATAACCGGTGGATTGTTTCTAACTAAGTTAAGTGACATAAAATTTAAATGAGCTGTAACATGTGCTCTGTGGTCTTGACCTGGAAACGCTTGAAACTGTTTTCCACCTAATGCATCAATGTGTTCTAAACTCGGGTCCTTAGGTGCTTTTGGTGGCGGGGGTGGTAAAATTCTATCTATATCTTTTATACCAAGTGCCTCGTACATTTTTCTAAATGCCATATATAAATTATGTATTTGTGGGTTTGACATTGCAAGTTGTAATCCAGTTTGAGCTAAAGATATTCTTTGACTCATTGAAAATATGTTTGGATCCGCAACCGGTAATACATCAACCTTATCATCAAAGTCTGCAACCTTAATATTCTTTTGTCCTCCTACAACATCGTATGGATACTCAGGAGGTAAGTACGTAGCAAATACTTTTGCTAGTAATTTAAATTCTGATTTTAATCCAACATATAATCTTTTGTGGATTGCTGACATGACTCTCGAACCACGTTCTAAGAGAGCTACAGTCGTACCAACAGCTGCCTGTTGGTTCCCGTCACCGACTTGCATGTCAGCAATTGACGCGAATCTTTGTCCTGCTTGAACAACTATTCCCATCAACTGTAATAATGTAGCTGAAGGTTCTTTGTATGGAAGGAATACGAAAGCATCTTTTAGATTACCGCCTGGAGTGTCAACATCTTTAAATTCTCCTGGCTGTATTGGTGTAGCATCATCTTTGACTCTAACACCTCTTTGTTTAAAACCTGCTGGTAAATTTGATAATGTACCTGCGTCTAACAACTGACGGAGAGCCGCCGTTGCCGTACGACTCAATCCGCCAATCATATGTATCAATCCAAATCCGTAAAATCCTAGTCCTGGCAGAAATTTAAAGTGGACAAAATATTGGATCTTAGCTTTAAGTGGATCATTGGGCGCGAAGTTTCGTCTTACAGACAAAACCTTTTGACTACCTTCTTCGATTGTAACGACGTAAGGTAATTTTATTTCAGTTGGTTCTCCATCCTCGCCAACATCTTCAAAACCTTCTAAATCTAAATTAACATGACACTCTAACAACGTGTATAAATTTTCTGCTTTAGATGTTTTAGAAACACCTTCTAATTCACGTTCTTTGTCTGTAATTTTATCTGCATCTGATACATCAGACGGTTTTGATAATTCTATATCTGAATAAAAACCATTTACTTGTTGTTTTCGTAAATCGTTTTCTGAAATTTTGATAACATGAATGACTGATTCCGCATCGTCTAATGAAGTAGCCGTATACGGAACAACAAGGTCATCCGCAGGGATAAACTTAGAAACTGCTCGTCCCAATAAATCGTCATAGTAAACTTTTTTAAAAGTAGAACCTGCTAAAGGTAGATGAAATAACATTTGATCAAATTCTGGTTCGTATTCTTTCATTTGATCTAGGATTTGGTAATTCATAAAATCTTTTACTCTTTGAGACTGTTGTTCTTTTTGAGGACTTGATACACCTAAGATTTGTGTTCTAACCGGACCATCTGATGGTAATAATTCTTTGTAAGCTAGAGCTTGAAACTGTGTTACAGCTTCTGCTAATACTGGGTGCGTTGCACCTGATGCTCCTTGAAAAGGTTCGTTACGATTGTCGTATTTAAAACCTAAAAGATCTAAACCATTGATATAAGAACTTTCCCAATCTTTTCTTGATGATTTATAATCTTGATAGTCTGATCTAAGTTTTGATCCGATCGGATCTAAAGTTGTTTCTGGTAATATGTCTGCTAGGTTATCGAAATGTGATTCCGCACCTGCTTGGTTCACGGCACCCGGGTCAAAATCAATAGTTGCACCACCATCTTCTTCTGGTGTTACTTCTACCGGTCCCTGTTCTGTTTCTTGCTCCGCAACATCGACCTCTTGTTCCTGCCCAGGAACTTCTAACTCGGTACGTGTGTTTGGGAGAGCTTTATCTATTTCTGCCATTTAATCTCCGTTATCGTTTCTTACCATTATTAAACAAAGAACGCAACCCTTGTGAAGCTGGTCCTGATTCTGGGGGTCTGCCTGATTTATCGCCACCAGATAATCCTGCTATACCACCGCCTGCAAAAAACTTATCATAGTAAGGTGCTAATTGGTCTCCAGTCATTGTTTGACCCATAACAGGATGATAGTTTTGTTTTACAATATTCATATCAAGTGCACGTTGATCTTTTTCTTCTTGGCTCATTGCTGATAGTTTTGCTTGATCTGATGTTGGATCAAATATACTTCCAACAAAAGGTATTTTTCTTAAATTTCTAACAACTGGTTGTGTTGCTTTATTAATTGGACCCAAACCCGTTTCCATTAAATTTTGCGGCAAGAAACTTTGTATTGGATTTAAAACAGTTGTCATAAAATCACTACCCATGCTACCCATCTCTGGATAAACCTGTTCTTTTTTAGTATCTATAGTTTTATTATATTCTTTTCTTCCAAGATATTGAACTGAATTTACATAATCGTCAAACAAAGTATCTATATTATCAAGTTTATTTAACTCATTACTTTTATCACTAAGTAATTTTTCGAGGTTTTGAATATCTGTAGATCTAGTAGTAATATCAAAATTTCCTTTTAATGTAGATCCTTCTGTTTGTTCATTATAGCTTTTCATATCTTCTAATAATTGTTTTTCAGCAACAATTTGTTTTTCAAGATCTAACAAGTTTTTTAATTCTTGAAACCCTTGAGTGTTGACTCCCAACTCTCCTGCTGCATTTTTAAGATCTTGCATTTGATATTCTTCAGGGTTCCCTACCGCGCCAAAAGTAATATTCGATAAGCCTTGTTGAATAGAAGTATCTAATGGTGCTCCTTTAGAAACTTCATTTGCAACATCTAATCCTAGAAAAGCAACTTCAAAAGGTCCACCTATTTTCATAAAACCTCTTGCAAATTTTTTAGCTCCTGGAATTTTTGCAATCTCTGCTGCCATTTGATCAATTGGAATTCCAGAATTTAAAACCATACCAACTTGTCTTGCAGTTTGTGGCTCTGCCTTTTCCATTACTTTTAAAAGATTAGAAAGTTTTGTTTTATTTATTGGTCCAGTCTTACCAGCTTCTGCTTGTTCTCTAACTATTTTTCTAAATTCTGCTTCTTGTTCTAAATTTAAAGTTGTTAAATCTATTGCATTTTTAGACACTGGCATTCCACCAACTTTTTTAATTATCATGGGTTCATTACTTATTGGCAAACCATACTCATTTGTTGGTAAAGTAAATTGATTAAATCCGACATAACCTTTGTATTTTTTTGGTAATTTATCAATTGCACTGTTTACAATTTTTTCTGCTTGAGCATTTAAATTATCAGATCTTTTCATATACTCTAATGCAAGTCCTTCATTTTTAGCGTTCATAGCTTCTAATGCTAATTTGTTATTTTTTCGAATGGCTTCTGATATTCTATTTAAAGTTTTATTAGTTGCACCACCTATTTGAGAATTTATTCTTTGATTAATAATTAAAACATCATCTGTAGTTAAAGCCACGCCTCCTGCAATCTGTCTTACATGATGATAATTATATTTAGGGGTTCCTTCTGCTTTAGTAGGATCAGTTTCTTTTAAATTAAGTTTTCTTTTCTTTTCTGTTTCTGCTTTTTTTATATTATCTGGACCTTTGGGTTCTTCTCTTTTAAAAGAACCCGATAATTTATAAGCTCTTAATCTATCGGCAATTATTTGTTTGGTAAAAGGTTGACCATCTTTAGTTTTATATTTTTTTATTATTTCAACAAACTCATTGTATGTTTTACCTTTATTATCACTTACTAATTTAATAAAATCATCTTTGCCTATTTGATTTTTTTTAGGTTTAAAACCAGGTTCGCCTGTAGTAAGTTCTTCTCTAATATTAGATCTTTGAAAATTTTTTAATTTTTTCCAAAGTTCAAAACCTTTTAGACCTTTGTATTCAGGTTTATTACCATGCACTTTTTCTGCTATGTCTAATTGTTTTTTACCTGGATTTTTAATTCTTATTTCGTAGTCTATAAATTCTGATCTATCTCCACCAGTATTAGGTCGTGCACCACCTCTATTTTCTTTACCTTTATACCCGGGCCGTGATCCGTCGTCACTGGGTTGTACTAACTGGCCATTTGCAAACATAGGTCTTGGTTCTTGGTCCATGGAGCTTGGCTCTTTGTCCCCGTACATCACTTGCATCTTGTCAATGTAATCTAATATATCAGCCATTACTCACCTAACATTCTAGCAAGACCGCCTGTTGCATTTAATTTTCTGTTAGCAATCTCTAACATTTTAAATTCCATAACTTGGTCGTTAGGTTCCATCTTCATAATTTTAAGAGCTTTATCTTTTGAGATATTATATTTTGACATTATTTTTTTAATTCTATCTATGTTTCCTGGTCCAGATTTTTGTGTAAAGAAATCTATACTATCATCACCATAGACAACGATCTGTTGACCCTTTGGTAAATCACCGCCTAATTCTTTAAAGACATTTTCATTCTTAGCAAGTTCTGGGTTATCTTTTAATTCTTTTATAAAATTAGGAAAAGTTTCTTTAACATATTTGTCTTTAGGATTTTGTTTAATAGTATTTTTTAATCTTTGTATTAAATACTCTGCTTTAGTAAATTTGCCTTCTTGTTGCACAGGTATATTTAAAGTTGCATCAGCTGCACCTGTCTCTGGATAGTTTGTTTCAAATTTTTGAAACATCTCTCTATCTAATGCTTGTTGTGGTCTTTTAATTTTATCTGCCGTGGTCATTGTACCTTTACCAAACAATTTATTAATTGTAGCCATGATACCTTTACCCGCAGCTTTACCTCCAAGAACAAAATTAGCACGACCGCCGTCTGCTTTTTTAACAATAGTTTCACCTACTTCTTCAAGTATATCATCAGCCACACCGTCTATTTCTTCAACAACTTCTCCTACATTTTGTTTATCACTTCTTAATAAAGCTGTACCTTCTTCATACTCATCTGCTACTTTACCAGTTGTTTCATCAGTTTGACCTTTTCCAGGTTTATAGTTCATGTAAGTTTCTTTAGTTAATGGTTGACCATAATAAGCTTCTGAACCATCATCAAGAACTTTCATTCTTTGAATTGTTTGTTCTCCTGTTGCTAAATCTTCTGTTAATTCATAATCTTTATATTTTGTAACTTTTTGTCTATCTTTGTATGCAAGCACTTCAGTTGCGTCATCACCTAAGTTTTTAATTTTTTCTACTAGTTTAAAAAAGTATGGAGGGGGTGTTCCTGATCCTGCAGCTTGTTTAACAGTTTCTGTTACAGCTTTTTTAGTTGCTTGTTTTTTACCAAATCCTAGTATTCCTGATTTAAGGCCCGCGATTCCTGCGCCGACACCACCCATTAATTTTAAGAATGCACGTTTGCCCATGGCAAAGTTTTGTCTTGCTGGTCCACCTTCGGCAAAAGAACCCATTTCAGCAGCCGTACCGCTACCACCCATAAAACCTTTATCTTGACTAAAACTAGATTGATATCCACCCCTACCACTGTCCTTGTTTCGTTGAGCTGATGCAGTTGTTTGTGCTTGTCTAATTTGTTGTTGAGATTTTTCAGCCGCTGCTTTATCTGCTGCTTTTTTTATTTGATCTTGCATTGCTCTTTCTTGATTAAGTTTAAGTTGGTTCATTGTGTTACTGCCATACTTATTAAAATTATCTATAAAATATTTTTTACCTTCTAAGTTATTACGAAGTGAAAAAGGAATTTTAGAACCTACATAATTAGCTTTTATATCTTCAACAGGCTGAGTTAAAAAACGTGTGTCTGGTTCGTCCAAGTAATCATCTATACTTCCATAGGGCCCTTTACTTTCAGCTACTGTTTTTGCTTGACTAAACATATCTGGTACTTCTGTAAACAAGCTACCTGCATTTGCAGCAAAACTTCCAAAATTTTCAGGTGTTATTCCTTTAAATAAATTAGTATCTGCATTAACACCAAGATTAGAAGTTATATAATCTGTAACAGCATCTTTAAATGCAGATGTACCTAAACCATGTCTTATGTCTGATGAATAACCTTGTTTATCAAATGGATCTTTTGTAAAATCAAATGGTTCATTTTTGAACTCTTGGTTTGAAATTTTTGCACCTTCAGTAAAAGCTATTTGTGTTTTTTTATCGAATTCATCTTTTATTCTTCCACTATTAAATGGAGTGTAGGTAGTTTGTTTGTCCATCATTTTACTGTAGTCAGTTGGTGGAGCTTTTTGAAAGGGTCTTGGATCAAAAAGTCTTGGTCTAAAATTTTGTTGGTTTAAGGCATTAAGCAGCGCTTGTTGGTTTTGCATCGGCATTGATGGATTTGTAGAACCGTTAGCATAACCAATTCTTCCACGTCTCTCACCCAGTAATCCTGCAACACCGCCGCCGGCTAATTCTTCTGGTGGATCTTTTTTATTCTTAAGTCTGTTGATTGAATCTTTGTTTTGTTTATTTAATCTTTGTAAAATTTGTTCCTCTGTCTCAATAATGTTTTTACCACCTAATATAGGTTTGTTAGCATCAACAGGTTGACGGTCAAACATGTTAACAATTTTTCTATCATTAACAGCTTCTTTAGATGCTTTCTGTCTTAACAAAATCATTTCTAGATTGTTTGGTTTTCTACCGTTAGATTTTATAAACTGAAGTAATAGTCTCTGTAACATTAATAATAATTCCTTTTTCTAGGCACTGATTTTTCTTCCACATAATCCTCGGGGTGAGAGATAAAACCTCCCTGTCTGAATCGCATAACAGCCATAGTCATAGCATCGACTAAGTCATCATGATCACCGTGCGGGAA